CCCCATCGTTCGCCAGCAGTAGCGTTCCGCATGGCTTTTGCTTCCTCAATGAGAGGTTGAGCATCAAACGATGTTTTGACGATCAATTGATCGCCTTCAAATGTCAGGGATTTATGAGTGCCGTAGGCATCAAACCCTTCGTCTATTGTGACGTTTGCTTTAAGTTCCACGGCGCAATTCCTGCGTTGGTGAAGATGGTTAATTATCTACGATTGAAATAAAAAAGGGAACCGAAGTTCCCTCTTTGTTAAGCGCCCATTACTCAAGCGCTCAAATCGGCAATCTTTGCGAAAGATTTCTCTGCACGCACCGCCAAGGTCACATCGGCAGTAATCAGCACACGATCAGAATCACCACCCTTACCCATTTCTTCCGTGCGGAACCCGTCCAAGAATGCCAGATCGGCATATTCTGGGTTGCACAGGAAAACGGTGTTCGAGCCAGCCATGATGTAGTGAGGCACGATTTCCAGTTCACCGAAGTCAGACATGTAGATGTCAGCACCGCCGATGATGCGAGCCTGTTCCTTTTTGCCGACCTGATATCGGTTTGTCGCAATACCAGCAAAACCCGAGAAAGTGGTTTTGTGAGATGGAGACATCACAACCTGACGGGGAATTTCACCGGAGTTTGTGTAGGCAGACTGAATGACGGTTTTCAGCAGTGTCTCGGTGAAAGCACGGTTCGTGCCAGCAGTGGGGGCTGTGGTAGGAGCGCCGCTTGTGTGAGCAGCAGTCGAACCACCAGCACCAGAACTGATGTTGGTGTAAACCTGCACACCCAGACCACCCAGCTTGCTTGCAGTGGAAGAGTTACCAGCCACAGCAGCGTTGTTGGACAGAACCGCGGCTTCAATGTCACGCTTGATCTCAAGCATGGCCTTTGCCTTGAGGTATGCCGATTCAGCACCGCGACCGGCTTTCTTCACCAGATTGGCACGGCGAGACACAGCAGGACGCTTAGAGAAGATCTGGCAATGATTGCCGATACGCTCTGTTGCGACCTGCGCCTCTGCTGCAAAGTCATCGCCATCAATCAGGGCGTTGTCCTTGTTGGCAGATGCCAGTGCGTCACGTTGCCACTCGTGATAAGTGTTGGTTGCTTTGGTGCGACCAAAACCAGTCGTAACAGGAGTTTCTGTCGGGCTGGTGTTGTAGATTTTGTCTGTCAAATCCTCGCGGTCGCCCTTGAGGTCGAACTTGTCATAAAGGTTTGATGGTTGTGCCATGTCAGGCTCCTAGAAAAAAGTATGTCAACGATGAGATGCCAGGAACGAAGCCAGATCGCCCAATTTGGCGCGGCCACCCCTGAACTTTTCATTCACCTTCTGCGACTGACGTTCAGACGCTTTCGGTGTGTTACGGGTTGGTAATGGAGGTGCTTTATCGACCTTCTTGGTGACTTCAGTCTTTTTGGCCTGAAGCTCTCGATAACTCACTGCGTCGCGCATCATCTGGATCACACGAGCGTCATACACTTGACCCAACTCTTCAGGAGTCCATCCGTATTTCTCGGATGCTTTCTGGTAGATATTGGCCAATTTAGGCTTGTCGATTCCCTCTTTCGAGAGTACCTGCCAAGTCTTGTCATATGCGGCTTGCATGGCCCGTTGCTGTGCCTGTTGCGCCTCTTGCTGTCGTTGCTGCATTTCTGCCTGCATACGACCACCGAGATTCCCAAGCAAGCCCCTGATGGCTTCCTGGCGTTGTTTCTCCGCTACCCAAGCAGCAGGATCGGAATTAGCCAAAGCGGCCATTTCCTGTTCGGTCTTGAGTCCTGCCAACTGTGCTACTGCGGCTTGGGCTAGTTGAGCCTGCTGCAAATAGTGTTCGCGGGATTCGTTGACCTTTTCCTGCACGAACTCCAACGCCTTGCTTTCACGATCCACAAGACTCTGCATCTTGCGGGTGTAGTCGGCTTGTCGTTGATAGCCCTTGACCAGTTCGTCAGATGGGACTTCCATCTCCTGATCATTCCCGTCTGCGTCCTTGACGGTTACCTTGAATATCTGAGGTGCCTGACTTGACGCTTTGGCTTCATCTTCCGATTCCTCGTCAGACTCTTCCTTTTCGTCAGATTCAGATTCTGATGACTCGTCCTGAGTGTCCTCTTCGGATTCAGTGTCATCGGCCATTTCCTGATCTTGCGATTCCTCTTCAGGAGTGTCGCTCAGGAAATCAGCCAAACTTTCTAGGTTGGCGGGTGCGTTGTCTGCGTGTCCGTCCATGTGTCACCTGTGGTCTAACGTCCGGGAATCCCACACCCCGGTCATTGCGGCATGTTTCACAACAGAGGCCAATTAGCGCATGTGGTTACGCTGCTTTTCTGATCATTCGGCGTAATGTGCTTTCATTTCGCACACTGTCAAGATCAATTTGATGCTGTGCGAGTTTGCCACTTTCCAGCATTCCGCGCAAGATTCCATCAAACTTATCTGCCAATTTCGCCAATTGAAGCAACAATAGCTGCCCTTCTTTGTCACGAACTGGGCATTCTTTCCATTGACGGACAATTTCCTCCTTTAAGGAGGCCATTGCCTTTTGATATACGGGATTGTCAAGGACTTGATTAGCCTCTAGTCCTTGTTGTGCAATTTGCTGGTTGGTCATACTTGTGCTGGCATCATTGGCATTGAATGATTGATCTGTGCAACCGTAATTCGGGTTTGGTTGTCAGCGTCAATCTGGTAACGCTTCAATTCCCGATCCACTTCGGCCAATCGTGCTTCGTATTGAGCCTTCATCATTTCCCGCTGTGCATCGCGTTCGTCGTTTGCTGCCTGTAGTTCAAGATTGGCGCGGAGTTCTTCCATCTTGATCTGGCCCTGTAGACGTTCTTTCTCAAGCTCCAACTGCAACTTCTGCTGGAACAGAGCCATGTCAGCTTGTGCCTTGGCCTGAATCTTCGCCATCTCCATCTGCATGGCTTGTTGCATCTGTGCTTGTGCGGATTGAGACTGTTCCTGCTTTTTCTGTTCGACGCTTTTCGGAGCCTGTTCAGGGTTCGTCCAAAAGTCTCCGGTGTTCTTGTAGCCAGCAGCTTCAACCATCCTTGAGACAGTGTTGAACACTTGCTTTTCGGTCACGATGATGTTGCCAAGTCCACCCTGAATCATGGTCATCTGCTGGCCGAGAATCTGGTTCAGGTAGAGCATCTGCTGTTCACGGTCACCCGTTCCCAACCCGACATTGATGGTCGTGTCGTAAGAGTCCCGCCATTCGTTCGGGTCGTACTCCACGAACTCACCGCGCAAGCGGAATGCCAGCTTCTCCATGCCGCCATCAGTCAACAGCTTGAGAATCCCCTGCATACAAGGCTTAATCAGAGTCTCGGCAAAGATACGGGCAATCAGCTTGATCCGCTGCTGTCCTGCTGTCTTGATCTGTTTGATGCCTGTGGCTGTCTTGTTCAGGCTGTCAGCATCTAGCCCTTGGTTGTAGCGTGTGACCCCTGTACGGTTCTCGCGCATGCCTTGCAGGTACTCCAGCATGGGCATAGCCTGTTGGCCGACATACGGTGTCACATGCTCGATAACAGCGTTTTGATCGCGTTGACGGATCAAACCACCTGGGCGAGAGTCCAAAAGATCATCAATGTTCGCCATTGGTGACCAGTTGGCATCAGTCAGAACCTTTGTACGCGGGTTGTTTGCCAAGTACAGAGAATTGAGAGACTGACGCATCAGTTCGGTATGCAACAACTGAAGGTCGCTCACCACATCAGCAATAGACATGCCATCCCAACGATGCGTATTGATCATCGGGGAGGTTGTGGCAATGGGAATGTGGGAGATTGGCTCGTTCTTCAGGATCTTGTCTGACACGCGATAGATGCACCGCAGTTCAGAAGTCCCATCACCATCGAAGTCCACTCGGACGAACTCAATCCTCAACCATCCCTTAGTCAAGGATGGATCATCTGGGTCTGTGTTGGCCTGTCGTCCGACTGCGAACTCTGCATCAGACTGCCCGATCTTGTTCAGGCGGAAAGACGCATCAGCAGAGAACGAAGCACCATCAGAGCCGCCTAGCTCTTCAGCGGTCACATCGTCGTAACCCATCTCATGCAGGTCTGACAACGTGACTTCGATCATCCGGCAGACATACGGGCAGTCCTGAAGAAGCGGAGATGTCCACCGACGATCAACGAGCAAGTTTTCAGGCTCGAATGCCTCTACCTTGATGACGTCTCGTTTTTGTTCAACTGAAGCTGTACCCGTAGCCAGTTCAACCGGGCCTTGAGGTGTCATCACAACCTCTTTACCCTCTACCTCGACTTTCATCCCTTCTGCTTCCATCAGTGCCAGGACTTCAGGAGGTGCAGCGCGGAACGGTGTCTTTTGAATGTCGGTCTTTGTTTCCTTGCGCCACATGATTGCAGCGTTGCGGACAATCAGAGCGTCTTTAAATGCGG